TGGTTCTTGTCAATTCATCATTTTGTTCAAATAGTTCATCGACAAGGTTGTACTTCTCTTCTGGAACATCAATGTAATGTGCTTCGAATAGATTCTTGAGGCCACGAATGAAGTTTTCAGCAACTTGAGTCTTGATGCCGCGTTCAACTTCAACCTTGTTCTCTGTCATCCATTCTTCTACGACATAGCCAAGATACTCATCAAGTTTCTCAGCCAATGTTCCTGCCATAATTTCAAGATTCTTCTCATACTGCTCGGCAAGAATCTTGGTGGTGTTCTTAGCGTGCTCTTCAACCTTTTCATTGAGTGCAGCAACAAACACGGTCTGTAGCTTGTTTACAACTTCTTCTGAAAGTGAAGCGTCAGCAAAGATTGCGTCAAATGCTTCCTTCATCTGAACAGGTGATACCTTGGGGGTAGCAATAGTCATTTGGTTGTAGGGAGCAAGCTTGGCCATGTTTGGATCCATTCTTGGATCGGTTTGAATGAATACTCTACCGCCATTAGCATCCATGCTGCCCATTCCGTTAACATCAAAGTCAACGAATCCAGCTGCCTTTTTGCCGGGGTTAGAAGAAGTATCTTCATCCTCGGACTCATCGGTTTCGTCCTCGGTATCCATATCTTCTTCCTCAGTTTCATCTTCCATTTCTTCGCTTAAAATTTCATCTTCGATATATTTTTTTCTATTTCTCATATTTTCTCCTAAATTATTTATTATTCTGCATCTTGAGCTGATGGCAGTAGTGAATCAGCGGTTTGTGGACTTACTTTTCTAGTTCCATCAGATCTTTCTGTTGGATCAAAAATTGCAAATGGATTGTAGCGTGTAACGCTAACTGCCTTTGCTAACTGGAATGGATTTCTACCAGCAGCATTGACTAATGTATTTGCTAACGAACTACCAACGTCACGAAGACTTTGTACTAGAGTAACGTCCAAAAAATCTTTCATATTCTTTTGAAGAATATCTTTAAGGTTAATATCTCCTAATGACTGCTTAACTGCCGCAGATCCTATTAATGCAGTGGCAGCATCTCTTACTAAAGTCTCTGGGGACATATTGTTTAAAGCTTTTTCTGCATAATTTGTTACATCAGCTTCAGAGTCAAATGAAGTTTGCTCTGCGAGAGTCTTTTCTTGAGACTTGAGAACATTCAACTCTTCCTGAAGTTGAGCAATTTGCTTTAAATATGTTTGTTCTAAGTAGTTCATAGATTTCTTAAAAAGTGTTCGAATGTCTTAAGAACCTTTTCTTGAAGTTGTTTACTTGGAGTCTTAAGAATTTCTTTCTTATAGTTTGAGATGGTTTGTTCTTTAAGAACGCCATTGCTCCAAACCCATTCCTTACCTTCCATGATGCCATTGACAAAGGCATGTGGAGCAGAAGGATCTGCCACTATGTCAACTGCGGCAAGCATGAAGTCTTCTTGTACTTGATTTACGCCTTCTTTAGTCTTCTTGAGAGAACCCATGCCTCTAGAAGAAACCCCGAGTTGAACTCCTTCACCTAGAAGACTCTTTACGATCTTTCCAGTTGGAGTATCAAGAATCTTAGCCTTACCATAAACATCATTACCGCGTTCATGGAGTTCTGTGATAAGATGTGAGACTCTGTCTAGATTGACAGAAGGACCAGTTGGGTGGTTTAATTCACCGAAGGCTCTCTTGTTATTGACATGTTCGTTGATGTAACGTCTTACCTCATTCATAAGAATAGGCTTGGGATAAGTTCTACCATTTCTATTCTTGGTATCAGCTTGCATGAAAATGCCTTCGATGAAATAGTTTTTACTATTACCATCGATACTTTCGGTAATTACACGAACATTTTCAACTGTTTCGGTGATTAACTTCATTTCTTGTTCTTCTTCTTAGCAGTAATGCTCTTTGCCTTTGCAACTGCTTTGTCCTGTGGCATTCCCATCTTCATGAACTTGGTAGCAATGGCATCTTCAGTATCGTTTCCGACCTGACCATCTCCATCGACATCTTGCATCTTACCTTCATTGAAATAGGTTCTTGAGACTTCGATGTACTTTTCGTTTAGTTTGTGTTTTAGCTTAGAATAAAGCATTTCGCGGACAGTGTTTCTAGCACCGACCGCATTCTCTTCAAGGATTTGTTTGAAAACTTTCTTTGATGACATTTTTATTTCCTTATGTTTTTGCTGAAATCTAAAATATTTCTGTAGTTTTTGCTATTTTCAAATAGCGAAGAAGTCATTTTAACACGGTTATTTTCATTTAGATTATCAAACAAAATAGCCAACTTTTGCCCTTCTTTGCTACTAATACTTATATTTTCGCCACTGTTTAATTTAATGTCTATAGGGTATTTTGCCTGTAAAGATTCCTTTATGACTGAAACGAATCTACCCATAGAATCAGTGGAGGTCTTTGGAGTGCATTTTTGAAGCATTTTATTTTGTTCAAAAAGCATTTTTTCATTAATCAACTGGCTAACTCTGAAAGAAAGCTCATTTTTGATGTTAAAATTAAGTTTGTTTTTGTCTAATGACTCAAAAACAATCTTTTTCAGTCTATGTTTCATTGTTGCTCCTGTTGCATTTGCTGTTGTTGAGCTGCCGCAGCTTGTTGCATCTTCAAGATATCAAACTGCATCTGAGTATTTATTACTTCAATATCTTCATCAGATTGCTTAAGAATATTCTTACGAATATAATCTGAAGAAAAATACTTACCAATGTATTGTTCAGCAGCGGCAACAAGGTCTAGTCTACTAGCAAGTACTTCTGCATCTTTAAGATCATTGAAATATGAATCTGTATTGAATTCAAATTCAATGTCGGAATACATGTCATCCCAATCTTCTACAGTAATGATTCCCTTGAGAATTAACTGAACTTTGAGAAGATTCAAGAACAATACTGAGAAGCGTAAACGAATTCTTTCAATAAACTTGAAGAATTTAACTTCATCTCTGGTGATCTCAGCAGATCTGCCCATGTTAAACGTATTGTCACCCGCTAATCTTGATGCTGGAATATTAAGAGACTGATAAAGCTTGCGCTTGAAATATTCAACATCAGTCATTTCTCCTAGATTCTGGCCACCATCAAGAGTAGAGATTTCTGTACCTCTACCCCCTTCTCTTCTTGGCATCCAGTAATCTTCAAGCATGGCCATGTGATTGCGATCATCTTTGATTTCACCAGTTGTCTGGTTGTAAATCATTCTGTTGCGATATCTGTTCATCAATTCACGCACATATTGTTCTGCCTTTTGCTTTGGCAAATTCCCAACGTCAACATAGAAAATGCGACGTTCTGGTGCGCGTGAAATTCTATACACTACAATTGCGTCTTCTAATTGACGCAACATGTTCATAGTTCTAATAGCCTTTTGGAGATATCCAACGACTCTCTTTGTATTCATATCTACTAACCCAGAGTGAGCATAGCAGATTGAATCGGTTGATAATCTAAGACCAGTTGGTCCAGTTGATATTAAAGAATCTTTGTTAGTATCCGTATAAAGATAATATTCTTCAACTTCTTGAATCATTGGTACGATGGCCGAGCCAACTCTTTTCTGATTCTTTTTAAGATTTTTGATTTTCTTGATTTTGATTGGATCAAGTGGTATAAGTTTTCTTATTCCTAGCTGAGGATTGTCATTATCAATTTCTAGGAAATAATAAATTTTTCCATCAATATACCATCTACGGAAAATTTCATAACATTTTCCTTTGAAATCCATAATCTTCAGTAAGTTATCAAACTCTTTATGCATCTTTGATTTGATGCTATCCGAAAGATTAAGTTTATCTAATTGTAATTTAATTGGCTTACGATCTGTACCAAGAACAATTGTTTCGTTTACAATTTCATCAATTGCTGTATCTACTTCAGGGTAGAGAGACATGTTTCGATACTGAGCAATGAATGCACCATCATCTCTAGCGTTGCCCGTAAAGTCGATGTAGGTGCCATAAACACCCCCAGTCTCTACTAGGTAACTGCCATCATAGTCTTCTGGTGGCATCGGGGAAGCAATCGACTGATCACCTTCAACCTCTTTGCCTTTCTTCTTACCAAAACTAAAACCTAAAATATCAGATAGTGCCATAATAAATCCTATTAATTAATATTAATTGTTCCGTCTTTTGTAAACACATCAACCACGCTATCGTATGCTATAACCATGCTAAATTGACACACGGTATTTTTTTGATTCATATCAAGTTCTATTGGGCCTACAATGTAAGGAAAACATCCTTCAAGCGTAACGCTTTTAATTGTGTCGCCGTTTAACCCAAGTTGTTTAACAATCCAACCATTCTGCTTGTAAGAATCGTAGCTAGAAGCAGAGGTAGTTCTAAGATTTGAATCATGGTCGTTTATACTGTTACTCCATTTGTGGAATGCTTCCCAAACAGTATCAGTCCCCGTGTCATCTAGAATTGTGACATTCCAGAATGGAAATAGTCTATCTCCGGGATTCTTTAGAGTTCTACCTCTATAGTTATACCGAAGAGTTGTAAGATTTGCTGGAGGAACATTTAATGCTAGAGCATGAATATGGAATCCACCAGTATTATCATTTCCCCACCCATTATTTGAATTGGGAATTTGCCCGGAAATAGAATATCTGTTTCCTCTTGGGAATGAGGTAAAAGCATCTCTGAAGGTTGAAATTTTGCTATCGCAGCTCATGAGTATTTTGTTATCCTAAATTGATCGTAATTCATTGTTACATTAAAAACAACAGGATTAACATTTGAAGCATTAAAATTCAAAGCACCTACAGATGCTGGCCAACAACCAAGTAGCTCCAATTCACGAAGAGTGCCATTATTGGTTGTATTTAATTGTCTAACCTTCCAGTTAGTTTTTGTTTTTACAAAGTTAAGATTGTTACTATCCGTAACATTTCCTAAAATTTTATTAATTCTATTTGACCAACTTGTAAATGCTTTCCACAAAGAATTTGTTCCGGTATCGTCATAAACGACCAAATTCCATGCTTCATATTCTCTATCCCCAGCAAGATTTAAAACTCTTCCTCTATAAGGAATTTGAATGATGCCAACATCTGATTGAGGCATACTGGCAGATACTACATGAAAGCAAGTTTGAGGATTCTCGGTAATGATGCTAGGCCAATTACCTTCAACCTCAAATCGGTTTTGGCGAGTGCCACCGTTGAATTTTTGTTTGAAATAACTTAGTGAATTTGCGTTGCTCATCGTTTTCTACCCTATTATCTATGTATTTTAAGGTATGATAATTATTGATTGCTCCACAAAATCATTAGTTGGATTGGTTGTATAGGCTACATCTACCTTCAACCTTCTATTTATGCGATCTACCGGAGTGTTATTGGTATCATCAGCCACTACATTGAATGAATTAATAGCCCCATTAGACAACAGACCATTCATAAATGTAAGTATTTCGGAGGTTAGCTGTAACCGAGTAACTTCATTGTTAAGCTCAAACACATAATTTTCACAAATTGAAGTTATTTGAGTCTTAATAAATTTAGTTATATTAACAAAATAAACACTCTTTTCGCTGAGAGCTAAAGTAAATGGTGCTGAATTATCGGTTTGAGATTCACAAGTTAGATCGCTTAAGAAATAGCAACCATAAATGCCATCAAAACTATAGAATGTTGCATAATTTATTCTATTATTGATAAGTCCTGTTATAGTATTTTTAAATTCAGCTACCGAATTACTTTCAGAAAATGGCAAGACATATTCAGTATCCTCTTGTACAATATTAAGCAATGGACCGATTAAAAAGTTTGATGTGCTTCCCCACGGAGTGCCAGCCAATTTCAATCTAGCAAATTGCCCTGCTAGATCATAAATCATAGGAACTGGAATTTTAGTCCAAAGTTCACTTGTAGCTTCTGGATCTGATTCTGGATTGATGCATCGATTTCTTATCTTTACACCCAAAAGCTCTATAATATTTTGATCGATTAGTTTTCCATTTGAAACAATAAAATTATTATATTCTGAAGTACCATAAACACTTGATGAGAAATTGTCATATGCAAAAATTCCTAATGTTGGGAATTCCTCAGTAAATACATCAGCGGGAGCAATATCATCTTCAAAATTTGAATAGATTTCACCAAGTTGACCATTAAATGTAAAAGGCGTTCCTGCTGTATTTCCTTCTTCTTTTACTTCAAGAATAAAATAATTTAATAAGTTTTTTTCAAATTCTGTGTTTTGAATGATTATTGGAGTATCTTGAATTCCAGTAAACCCAGAACCAGTAAGTCCGTTAAAAATATTATTAACAATGCACCCAGCACCCGTAGAATTAACAACACTTTGAATATTTTTTGATGTATATGCACCCGATACCGTCAGACCAGTAGTATTCATGACATATACTGATGCCCCATATTCCAACATCGTCATGATTCCGTGTAATTCTACATCTGCCCTTTTAATGTCATCAGAATCGGGACCAGATCGAAATGTTATGGCAGTATAACCAAATAGCGTATTGACAAAATCATCTAAAGATT